AGTTGCTCTGGATCAAGATACAATGGCTCTATGTCCGCTGCAAAAGCTATTATTTCATCCTCCCTTAAGAAGACTGTTGGCCTATAATCCTCTGTTGGAGTACTTACATATATCTGTTGATTAACGCTAATTGTAGTATTGTTTGATAAAACGCCGTTAAAAGAAACCTTATATGTGCCAGCCGTTGATGGGGTATAGTCATAATAAAATTCGGAGCCACTAAGCGACGTAGGAGTAGCCGATATAATCAACACGTTACTTGAATTTGTAATGCTCATGGAAACTGATACAGGAGAAACTTCTACCTGATTACCATTAATATCTACGTCAATAAATTTAACCTTTAGACGCACAGTGTCATTGACTAGTATATTTGTCATTTTTCCTTCTTTAAAAAGTAGATATTTATATAGTAGTACTTTAAATTGTGTTGGTGAGCTTATTCACCCTGATGTTGAATACTAACAAGCGTGCCAGAATGTATAGTTATTTCACTAGCCTGAATGAGTGCAGCTCCCTCTTTCTCAAGAGCCTGTATTGTAATTACTCCAGTTGGAGCTAGATCTATACTTAGAACGCCTATTGCAGTAGCTACCGAATAGTCTTTTTTCCCACCAAAATTAACTTTGATATTATTTAAGGTGACAGGATTTGATATTCCTTCTATTATTAATATAATAGTTCCATCATATTGAATACCAGATTGGCTATAATCAATAAGGTCATTGTAGAGCATAAAAGTCCTTTAAAAGATTTTAACTATATAGTAACGATATAAAGTTAAAATATTATTAGAATTGTAAACCAGCGTCTTTTCTTAGGTTTGGCATCCAGATTCTTGAGTCCCCGTCTACCGGAATTGGACTTCCATTTTCTGGAGTACCATAAGAAATTGCAGATAGATATGCAATTCTCTTACCCTTTGTCACCGGATAGACTTCATGAGTCCCTACATAGTTTGTAGGATATACGGCTATGGTTCCAGCTTTAGGCACGTGTGTATGTTTTGCGTGTTTGAAAAATATATTACCGCCAATAAAATTTGTTCCATTTAGCTCTTCTTCTGATTCGACTCCATCATTAAGATATATATTTATGCTTACATTACCATGTTTTGGATATTCATTCTTTGGAGGCTTACCGTATTCATATGGTATCTGATCATCGCAGTGTTGACCTATACCTTGGCCATTTGCGTATGTAGCTATGTGACCTGCAGATCTCCACCAGCAGACTGTAGATGCTTCTGTGTATATTTTACAATACTCAACCAATGATTTGTAAGCTAAATCTTCTAAATCATGGATTAGTTGCTGTTGTTCTTCTGTTGGTTTTCTGTCTGAAAGCTTGCATAATGGATCTACGAATCTTTCTGGAGCCATAGATATCGAATCTACATCAAACTTAAAACCAGTTTTATTTAAAGCGTAGCGTTTTCCATCTTCTTCTATATAGGTAAATGTATCTTCTTCTTGTTGCTTCAGCCAAGCTATATAATTATGTAAAAATTCCTGATCAATATCAAAAGCGTCTTCTATAATACATAGGCCGGCTCCAATGTCTTTTGCTTTAAAATCTTTTATAATCATATTAGTAATTTGATCTTGTTATACTGAACTGATCAGAAGACTGATCGTAACCTTTTTCTAAAAGATATTGCCTATAATCTGAGGTTAGCCCAGGCATATAGAGATTAGTTGCTGTTTTTGCTAATTCTATTTCCTTATTCGGGTCAACAACAGATTCATTAACTTCTTTATTTGGGGTTCCGTGGCTATACCAACCAAGATAAGAGTATCTCTCCCCTTCTCCAACTGATTTAACTTCATGAGCTGCCATAAAGTTTGATGGAAAAAATAACAAGTCACCTTTTTTAGGTTTTATATCTATGTCTAAATAATTAAAATAATGATGACCACCAGTAAAATTTGTTCCATCTAATTCTTCCTCTGTATCAACGGATGACGTAAGATAGAAAACATTACTAATAACATTTCTAGTTGCTAGCTGATCTTTTGGAGTCCAAACATCATAAATATAATCAGCACTTACGTCAGAATGACTACCTAAATAGACGCCTTTTTTATACTGAACTATATGACCCTTAACCTTCCACCAAACACATTTATAAGCAAGAGGAAAAAGTTCAAAGTACTTAAACAAATATTGGTCTTTTGATTCTTCAACAAAATCAAATATCTTTTTTATCTTTTCATCACCATACCTATGTATAGCAGAACCTCTGCCTGGCATGCGGTCGACACTTTCCTTTTGAAAAAAATATCCACTTTTATTTAGATAGATTTCATCACCAGTTTCTGGATTGACAGTTGGTGTATACATATCTTGTTTTTCTTTATTAATTGCATCTCTACTAAATTCTCTAACATAATCCCAATCTAGATCTATAGCTGATTCAAAAAGAACAACTCCGCCACCAAGGTGTTTAGGTTCAACATTATTGTTTATCATTTTAATCCTACACTTTTTGTGGTGTTGTGCCACATGGTCCTTCTGGCAAATTTTCGTCTACCGATGATTCCTGCTTTTGTTCTTGAGCTGGTTGTTCATTGGAATCTAATTCAACAGTTTCATGGCTCTGACTATATTGAGCAACGTTTCTACCTTGATAGATTGGGTTCCAACCTGGTTCTACTCCCAATCTTGTAGAGTTAGCATCGTCATATCTAGAATGTGGAGATTTACAATATCTTTCATAATCATCATATATATTGTTTAACCAAACAGGTGGACACCATTCGAAGCTTGCCTCTGGTTCAGCTATCCTGATATTTGCTGGAACATCGTCTGCTCCTTGCCCAAAGAATGTAAGATAACTATATCTTACGCCCTTTCCCATTCTTTCTACGTTATGAGAAGCTACATAATTTGTAGGAAAGAAAATTATATCCCCCCTTTTTGGTTTATACTTTATGCCTAAATGCACAAACTGAAGTGCGCCGCCTGTAAAGTTTCTTCCATTTATTTCTTCTTCTGTTTCTACGCAATCATTTAGATATATTAAAGCACCACATGTTTGACGAGATGCCACCATTCCTCTTGGCATGTATCTAATTCCATTAGTTACTTTATAATTCGTATCGTTATCTGCATGTGTTCCAAGAATCCCACCATCACCATATCTGAGTATGTGACCCCTAGTTTTCCACCATATACTCCCAAGCATTAATGGATAGTAGTCGATGTATTTTAAAAGACCTTTGTATATCTGTTCTTCAAGATAGATAAAAAATTTTTTAACTTCGTCTGGCGTATTTGGATTAACAGGTTGCAGTAGCCTGACTGGAGTTCCTGGTATTTCATCTAACTTATATCTAAAGCCATCTTCATTAATACCATACTCTACACCGTCTTCACCTGTTATATAGTTCCATCTAGTTTTATGCGCTTCTGCTGCGTTTTGATCAATGTAGTCCAAAACTAAAGACTGATCCATATTAAATGCATTTCTAAGTACAACTATGCCAGCGCCTAGCTCTTCTGATTCCATTGCCCCAATTTCATCAATTATTTTTTGATTAATAATTGGAGATACTGGAAATGCTTCGTTGTTTAAATTTTTTGGTTGATTGTTTATTTCATCTAAGTATGACATAAGATTCCTATCCTAAAAGTTCGTCAATTGCTTCTCTAATTGTCCAACCAGCGCCCATTATTCTTGGAATCTCATCAAGTGGCATATCTTGCCAATTGAATCTGGCTACCATTGTTCCTTCACGACTAACTAAAAACTTTTCATAACCATGTGATATTCTAGCAATTGCTTGTCCTGCAAGGTTTTGATTTTCAATTGCTTTATCAGTTTGGTTTGCGCTAAAGTCGGAATAATTTCTTTTCTCATTTCCTTTTAAAGCTGAAAATAAAGGATGTTCGTTTTTTCCGTTAACGTCTACTTTTTGAAAAAATGGAAAGTTTACAAACGAATAATGCTCCTTTATAAATGCTGCTATCTCCTCGTTCGTACCTGGTTCCATTTGGGCAAACTGGTTATTTGGAAAAGCAAGAACAGAAAATCCTCTATCTTTAAACTCATCATGAACTTGTTGCAACTGCCATAACTGGCGACATGTTCTAGCATACGACCAGACCTTAGAGCACTTGGGTTCATAGCCTCCAGCTTTTGTGGACACGTTCACGATAAGGGTTAACTTACCTTTAAATGTAGATAAATAATTTTTTTGTCCGTCTATTGACGTAGCTTCAATATCATAAATTGACATTTTTTTGACCTTTAATATTTAGTTTTGCGTATTCATCTATTGTCAAAATACCAACAAACTTATCTCCAATTACTTCTACACTTACGGAAAGTGTAGCCTTTATTGGCGTATCTACATTTGCTGAAAATGTTAATACATTATTATTAATCTTACCATTAGTAAAAGTTAATGAACCTTTTTCTCCAGTAATAATTCCAGAAATAAATGGCTCAATTGAACTAATGGTAACCTTGCTTGTGCTAATCCCAAATGGAGTAAAAGTAGAAACATCCCAGTTTCCAATAATATCTAAACTAGTATCAATGCTGTTCATGATTTAATTATAGCACAAAAAAAAAGTAGTTGACTATTCATAGAAAAATTGACCAGTTTCCAAAGCTGTTGGAGGGCTATCTTTATGCCAAACATTTACAACCATGACTCTTCTAACTCCAGATACGGGAGCAGTTGTGTTATGTATAACATGACCTGCATCAAATATTATTAATCTATTAGGTTTACAGGCTATTCTCTCTCTTAGCTCAATTGGGACTATCAACGGATCTATATTTATTTTCTCCAATGCTTCTTCGGTATTCTCGGAGACTGCAGTTGGGTGCAGTTCTAGGAATCCGCCTACAACATCATTTGTATGCGGATAGTACACACATCCTATTGCAGGTCCTCTAAATATTTTTTTATCTGCATAGAGGAAAGTGTCCTCATCTACATGAGTTCCTAAATATTGTCCAGGATTGAATGTTCTTGTCCAGTATTCAAAGCCGCAGACTTCCTCAATCGGGAAAGGTAAGTTTTTTTCCCATATTTTTTTTACAACTTTTTTTCTTGGAGTATTTGCTGGTGAATTCCACCAACCATCCCAAAACATATATGGAGCAAAACAGTCTGATTTTTCATCATGGTAACTATTTAGCTCTATTGCTATTCTATCTTCGTTGCCCATAGATACTGGAAAAAAATCTTTTGTTTCTTCGATTTCTTTTAAGATATCTTTATCTTTAATGAAGTCATCTAATATAATCATAGGTATATAGTACTACAATTTCACGGCATACGTAACAGCTGCGCCTGTTGGATTATGGTAAACAGCTGAGTTATCAATATCTTTTAAGACCTGGTGTACTTCATAAATATCAGTAAATATAGATTCATCTTGATACAGTGAATCCATTCCAGTATAGAGCATCATTAGGGTTCCGTTTTTATTTAATCTATCAAAAAATTTAACAGCTACACTAGGATTGTGAATCACATCGTGGAGACTCATGCATATGAAATCGTACGTTGGACCTTGATTTGTTTCAATTTCTTGCATGGTTATGGTGTCGTAATGCCATTCATCTGTTTTAATGAACTGTTCAAATAGATCTAATTGATAGTTGTTTAACATGGTTAATTTTGATCTTTTATTCATTAGATTAGCCAACCCCGTATTAAAAGCGGGTAGTGTCATAAGTGAAGTTTCTGGCTTTGCAGTCAGAAACCCAAACTCATGAGTATTAGCTGCATAGTAATATGCTGGGTTTACATTCCAGAAATGACTATCTTCACTAAAGACATCAAAATACCATATTAGAAAATCCATTCCAACAGCTATTTTTCTTTTATCTAATGATAAAGTTTTAAGATAATTGTTTATTTTCTTACTCTTAGAAATGGAGTCTTTAACGGATTCTATGTCTATGTATTTAATTAACTTAATTAAATTTTCAAAGTAATTCATTTCATAGTTCACGATTAATTGCCCCTAATGCAAGCTGGCGCATATGCCAAAGTCTTCTAATGTTTCCTATTAATGAAATTCTTTGATTTTTTAAGAATAAAAAGATTTGATTTTTTCGCCCGTCTAACTCGCCAGATTCAATTTCCTTTATTGGAATTTGAGTTATGCTTCTAGCAGAATCTATCAATTGATCTATAGAATACGAATCATACTCGTCAATATTTAAGCCGATAAAGCAAACATAAAAAGCTAACTGCTCATCTATATATTCTAAATCTTTTTGTGCGTTATACATCTATATTAGATCTTCTATAGTTGGAGAAAGCGGAAGTATTATATACTTATTTTTATCTGCAAATTCTTTAGTGAGAACATACTCACGAGTAGTTCCGCCATTAGGCATTATTATATTGCCATCTTCTTCCGAGTAAACGGGGACTGAATCATCTAAAGCTTCAGTGAACTCATGTATCGGTTCTTCACTAATTGGTTTAGGATTCACTTATTTTTAGTCTTTCTAATATTTTTTTCTGATCTTCTTTTATATCAAAAGCTTGCTTATAAAGAAGTGAATTATCATCATGATTATTTTCAAGAATATGAGAAAGCTTTTTAACTGATTTAGACAAAGCATCTGCTGCTCTTTTTTTAACTTTATCTTTTTGCTTATCTGTTAAGTTCATATTGATATTATGGTTGAGCTAGCTTTGGCAATCCTTCAAAAGCTGTACCAATTTTCTCACCCTTTTCATTTAAACCTGTTTTAATTCCTTTTGTCCAAGTCCAAGGATTCTCTGTATTATTTTTCATTTTTGCATCACCATATGACCTACGAGCAGTCATTAAATCTGGTTTGTCCCAAAGATTCTCTACGACAATTTCCGTTGATTCTAATAATGTGTTTGGATAAATAGTAAAATGCATTATAGGCATTCCTCCTGGAAACAGGACTGGTTCTCCAACTTTTGTTATTTGCCAGTTCATATTGAATTCGTCTGGCCACCAATAGCTTGGTATCGATGCCGTTAATGGAACTGCACCATCAATAAAATAATTAGGTGAACCAGAAATCCAAGTACTATATCCGTCTTCCGTATTGAATGCCCAACCTGTGGTGAATGACATCATTCCAATGATACTGGGAATTGCAAGCGATCTTCCCTCAAACTTTTCGCCTTCTAGTATCTTAGGAACTGTGTTTCCACCATCCCACTGAACAACAACATCCTGCTGAAGAATCAGTTCCCAACCAGTAACATTTGCAACAGTTAAAGGAAGACATTGGTATGCGTGCTTATTATAGGTGGCATCCATCCAATCTCTATTAAATCGAGACTGTTTTATCTCTGGTGGATTTTGAGTTGTTTTTACTAAAGTTAATTTAGTCATTGTATTACCTTGGTGGCGAATACATTATTGGCTGTGTGCCACCTTTTGATATTCCAACATTTTCAGTGATCTTAGAACCATCAGAGGCGTAGCCTGTAGATTGCTTGTGATTGTTATCATTGTAGTCAAACATAGTTACTGCACTATACTTAATTCCACTGGTCACTTTCAAGGATGCGTGAGCATAAATGTATGTAGATGGGAACATTAGAATGTCACCTTTTTGAGGTTTGAAAGCAATGTTTAGATATGGGAACCAAAGCTCTCCACCTTCATAGTCATCGTTGAAATAGGCAATTGATGAAACGGTGCAAGTATAAGAAAAACCATGATCTGTATGAACCGCAAAATGTTGATCTTTACCATAACGAATAAAGTTAATTGCTTCCATGTATTCCATTTTGAAGTTATATAAAGATTCATAATGATTTAAGCATTGCTTGATCGCTTTTTCTGTATCTTCGTAAACGCTTTTTACTTCTTCAAATTCAGGAGTTAACAATGGCCAATGTGCTGGACTCATTTTTAGATCTACGCAGTCTCTATAGTCTGGCATTTTTTCATTATAGCCAACCATTGCCTCCGACCATTTAAATAGATCGTGAGTGCTGTTTCCAATGGTCTTTTCTAATCTTTCTGGAACGTTTATATCATCCGCAAGCGCACCCCTATAAAGATAGATTCCGAGTTTTGCATTGTCTTCTGGATTTTTGCAAGCTCCTATATGAAAGTATTCCATAATATCTCCGTTCATTTTCTATTTATGATATGATTATTGTACCACAAGTTCGAGCACTAAGGATACCATGTTTGATTCAAGTGATAGTTCATTAGTTTTACCAGGACATTTTGGTTCTTCATCGGACAATATAAAGATCATTAAAAATTTTGTTGAATTAGAAGATTTAAAAATAATACAATCTTTTTTACCTACCATTAATGAATGGATGGACGCTGGAGAGAACACATATGCTGAGGATGGAACATGCACGTATGATGCATCTTACTGGATGAACAGACAGTGTAGCTTTGATATTCTATCTAGAATCAATTTAGATGTTTATAACTTAGTGGATAAATATATTTTAAAAATGAAATATTTTTTAGAAGATAGTTTTAATGTTAAACTTTCTGTTAGACCACCAGTTATCATTAGATGGTTTCCTGGATTGGAGCAGCAACCTCATTCTGATAAGCAGTTAAATGATGGTTCACCAAATCCATTTCCTACTTATGATTTAAATTCATTATTATATTATAATGATGATTTTGAGGGTGGGGAGTTATATTATCCACAACATGATATAATTGTTAAACCAGAGCCTGGTCTTGCAGTCGCTCATCCTGGTGATATCAATTATCTTCATGGCGTCAAGATGGTAACATCTGGAGAAAGATTTACTACACCATCTTTTTATACTATTACTGAATTAGTATAGATAAATTTATTTCCAATTAGAATAACCCACCCTTTTTACGGGGTGGGTTTTTCTATATACTTTACCTACTTAAACGCTGGTGGGAAGAAAGGTGGGAAGAAAGGTGGGAAGAAAGGTGGGAAATAAGGTGGGAAATATGGCGGGAAATATGGCGGGAAATAAGGTGGGAAATAAGGTGGGAAGAACGGTGGGAAGAATGGTGGGAAGTAAGGTGGGAAAAATGGCGGGAAAAATGGCGGGAAGTAGGGCGGAAAGAATGGAGGGAAGAATGGCGGAAAGAAAGGCGGGAAGAAAGGCGGGAAATAAGGTGGGAAGAACGGCGGGAAGAACGGCGGGAAATAAGGGCTGTTAATAACATAGTCAATAGCAGTTCCCAAAGGAACTATTGTGGTATCTGTTAAAGCAGTCACTACCGTATCTAATGTAGTTCCAGTATTTTCTGTATTTGCAGCACCTGGTACTGGGGTTACGTTTCCTACTGTAAATCCAGCTGCAGTAATTGTTGCATTAGCAGTTGCTTTATCAGTTCCGGGCAGCTACTGTTGGCTTAGGAGCTTTTCTATTTTGCTTCTTACCAGTATTATCGGCCATATTACGCTACCAAGTCTCCTAGAGCAACCCATGTATCAGTTGCGCGTTTAATAAGTGTAGCAGATGACCAAGTTGTGCGCAACTTAAGTCCTGGAGTTCCGTTAATTGTTACTCCAGCACCCGCTGTTATTGTACACTGACCGGCTCCAGTTTGTAAAATAGTCAGAGTGGAACCAACTGGAAAGGCTACCGAAGAGTTAGGTGGAACCGTTAAAGTATTAGCTGAAGCATTTCCTACTTCAACTAATTTATTTTTATCAGCTAACACAAGTGTATAAGAAGCTGCTTGAGCATTAATTGTAGTATCGGCTATTTTATTTTGCTCAATTGCGGCAGTTGATGAAACATCAGCATTTGAGATGGTTCCCGCTGGAAGCGTCACTGTTCCAGTAAATGTTGGCGATGCTAGAGGTGCTTTATCATTAAGTTGTGTTTGGATTGCAGATGTTACGCCATTCAGGTAACCAATTTCCGTATCGGAAACATCTGTTACTCGTGCTTGAATCGTTGTGGTATCAACTGACAGCACATTGGATACTAGATTGATTCCACTTCCGTTAGTTATTGTTTGTGCGGCGTTAAACGGGGCGTATGTGATGTTGTCAGTTCCAATAACAATTGGATTTGTAGCACTGTTATTTACATACCCGTACCCAGCGTTGGTATTTCCACCCATAATAAAGCAGAAGTCTCCAGGAGCCAGTTCTCCAGACGGGTTATTGTCAGCGTCTGTTGCTCTTGTGACTACCCAAGGGGCGCTTACGCTACCGACTGCCGTAATGGTGTAAATACCATTTTCTTTTGAATCGGTCTGCGACTTAACAAGGATTCTGTTTCCAACAACTACCGAAGCTCCATCAATAGTACCAATTGAACCATTTGTTGCTTTTGTTAGAGTTGCACCAACCCCAGCAGTTCCGTTGTTGTATGTTCCAGCGAGGTTCCCAGTTGTTGCAGCAACCACTGATTCATGGAAGTGAACACCAGAAGAAATGTTATCTACATACTGTTTAGTAACTGCCTGAAGTGCTGATGATGGGTCTGCAGCAAGTGTCACCGTTCCAGTTGCAGTAATGTTTGCAAAAGTAACAGAAGCATTTGTTGCAACTGACTGTCCAATAGAAATTGTAGGAGTTGTTGTTCCGCTAATTGTTACTCCCGTTCCTTCTGTTATTGAAGTAACTGGAGCAGTACCGCTAGAAGCTGCTGTAAGCTGACCTTGTGCGTTTACTGTGACGCTAGCATATGTATATGCACCTGCAGTTACTGCAGTGTTTGTAATTGCAACTGATGCGCTAGAACCCTCTCCTTCAGTGTGAGTAACTGTGATTCCAGTTCCACTAGTAACATTTGAAACATAATTGCCAGTTGTATCAGTCCCTAAATCAATTGAATCATTAACCCAAGCTGAGCCATTGTATTTAAGGAAATTTCCAGATGCTAAATCTGTTAATGTAACTCCAGTAATGTCATCAATACTGTTAAGAGCTGGAATTGATTCGTTAATCCAAGCTGAACCATTCCATTTTAAGAATTGACCAGATGTTGCTGTTGTAATTGTTACATCCACAATATCATCAAGAGAATTAACTGCAGCTAGTGCAGCCCATTCTATTCCACTGGCAGCTGCCGAATTAGCTTTAAGTACATACCCATTAGTTCCAACTGCTAATGTGGTTAGTGTATTGTCAGCGGTACCGACTAGAATATCTCCCTTTGAGTCAAAAGATGCTTTTTGAACAAAGATATTAGCTGCCGAGTTAGCTGCATTACCTTCGGCTACTAAAGCTCTTGCTTGAACAAACTCAGTTGTAGCTATTTGAGTACTATTTGTGCCAGCATTTGCTGTTGGCGCAGTTGGCGTTCCAGTTAAGCCTGGGCTAGCAGTTGCTGCATACCCGGCAAAAGATACCGATGAGCTTCTAACTTCAGTTACTCTACCATAGGAATCTGTATATACGGTATCTACAAAAGTTGTAGTATTTGATCCAGCGGTTGAAGCGACGTTTATTGTAGCAAGATCAATTGAATCTGCATTCACTTGAATTCTACCCGAGTTTGCTGAGATAACATTAATAGTGTTTCCATCTCTGGTTAAACCTGCTCCAGGTTGTGTTGCTGCAGTGCCTGAAAATACTGAGTAAACAATATTATCAACACCAATACTTATTTGACCGCCTGCTCCGGTTCCAGCCGATGTAATGACATAGGAGTTACCTACGCTAACCGTACCATCTATTACATAAACTGTATCACCAGGTTTCATTTCTCCAGCAGGACTATTGTCTGCATCTGTGCGACGCGTTAAGATAAAGGCTACAGATACATCACCAATGTCAGTTACTGTATAAATACCATTATGTGCAGCATTCGCTTGATTCTTGACTAAAACTGAGTCGCCCAAAAATGGATTTTCTCCATCTATTGTTAAAAGTCCAAAAGCATCCGCCGTAAGTGTTGCGCCAACTCCACTAGTTCCATTATTGTATGTGCAAGCTGGAAGTGCTGCATTCGTTGCTAGGCTAACAGCTTGATGCCAGCTTGTGCCTGCAGCTATTGAGTCAACATAGCCTCTTGTAGCTAAGTCTGTAGGAGTTGTTCCTGCACTTGATGCAATAACTGAATTTACTGTTAAAACTCCACTTGCTGATACATTACCTACGTTAGATCCAGAAGAATTCTGAAATTGAATTAAAGGCGCTGTAGCATTAGCGGCTGCTTTAATTACAAAAGCTTCATCGTAGACTGTAATTTCAGGGGCGGTTTCAATTCTTAAGCGGGCCATATCTCTCCTAGTGTGAGATTTTAAACAACTAGGAATATAGTAATAGATATACTATGAATTTATTGGGTTATCCTCTTTAAATAGTCCAACATTTTACCGGTATATTTTATACGTCCAAAATGGGTTAAATTAATAGTTGGGTCAACCCAAATCTTTCCACCCATCTTTTGCCAATATCTACAAAAACCATAATCCTCAGATAGAAATCTGCCATCATCATCTACATAAGAGTTAAATAGAGCGTAGGAATTTTCTCTTTCCAAACCAGACAAAGCTCCAGTATCATCATTGTATTTAAGTTTTTTATATTTTTTAAACATCTTATCAAATACTTGACGTTTAATAAGCATAAAGCCAGTTCCTGCTTCATAGCACTCGATTGCACCATTGTCAATGTTTAATTGATTTTCTCCAGGCTTAGTCATATGCACCACATATCTAGTAGAGTGCTCCATTAAGTCACTAGCCGGAAGGTCTGCTTGTGCAGCTTCTTTTACTTTATCCCAACTTATTTCCTTAATTGGATATGATGCCGTCATGACATCTTTATCATGCCATAAAAGTTTTAAAACTGATTCTTTATTAAATTCAAGATCAACATCTATAAATATCATATGAGTATAATCTGGATTTCCCATAAATTTAGCAGCAAGGTTATTTCTTGCGCGGTTAATCAAAGAATCTGATATCGTACAAACTGAATATTTTAAACCGATTTCTTTAAAATAAAGAGCTGTTTGCAAAAAACTCATCATGAAAGGTTCAGTTACATGAGAATCATAACATGGAAGGGCGAAGAAAATGTGCCAGCTTTCAAGTTGTTCTTTAGATATTGTAATATTAATTGGTTGTTCTTCTACAGGCATATAAAAATATTAGCCTAGATGTAGTTAGTTGTCAAGTTTTGAACGCCTATATGGAAACAATACCTACCCTAACGGAATTATTGGCCAATGGTGCAGAAAAATCAAATGTTACCGTATTTACTGTTGTAGCTTCCCATCTGGCATTTATCGATTCATAGGGGGAGTCTGCATTCCTTATGGAAATAACAATGTCTCTTGTATTTAAGGCATGTGTTATTACGTAAGTGGAATCTGTACTATTGCCGATAGTTTCTTTGTATGAAAGTATTGGGCTTCCTGCTACCGTAGCATATACTGAAACAACGATAGAGTCAGAAGTAACGGGAGAACTAAAATCAACTGTGATTGTGCTTGTAGTTGTAGCTTCCCAACGAGCTTGAATTACTTCGTATGGTGAAGCTGCATTTCTAATTACAACTACAACATTTCTTGTTCCAAGTCCATGTGTAATTGTATAGCTTGAATTTGTTCCATCGCCTATAGTG